TTCCGATAGAGAAGTTGCTGAGTACGTTGGGGTCGCTTCGTTTCGTAATTATTACGAGTATAAAAAGACAGGCGATACTAGACTAGATCTGATTCATTGCCCCGTGAGTCAGGACAGAATTAATGAAAACAGACTGCTCAAAATTAAAGGTGGGTGTATTCACTTTCTTTTTGAGGAGACAGAAGGAGAAAACTATGGCGATTGGATTCAATCAAACTAAAGGTTCTGCTCAAAAGAGCAAAATCGACACATATAACTTTAGTAACAAGGAAGATCATCACATCAGATTGGTAGGTGACCTATTACCTCGTTACGTCTATTGGATTAAAGGTGAGAACAACAAAAACATTCCTATGGAGTGTTTGTCTTTTGACAGAAACTCAGAAACCTTTAATAACAAAGAACACGATCACGTTCGTGACTTTTACCCTGACTTGAAATGTGGATGGGCATACGCTGTCCAGGCTATTGACTACTCTGATAAAAGTATCAAAGTTGTTAATCTTAAGAGAAAATTATTCGACCAAATTCTTGTAGCAATGGAAGACCTCGGGTCTCCTACTGATACTGAGACTGGTTGGGATATCTTTTTCAAAAGACTCAAGACTGGGCCGCAGGTATTCAATGTAGAATATCAGCTACAAATGCTAAAGTGCAAACCAAGAGCATTGGAGGATTGGGAACAAGACCTCATCGGAGACCTTAAGTCTATGGATGATGTACTTCCTAGACCAACAGCAGATGCTCAGTTAGAGCTACTTAAAAAGATTCAAGGCGAAAGCAATGATGAAACAGTAGATGAGGAGTTTGACGTAGCATGATTGGAGTAGGACAAGAATTTCCTTACTTCGAACTGAACGGGGTCAGCGGTGACGACGAGCTTGTCACCGTTACTCGTGATGACTACGATGGATGGAAAGTAATTTATTTTTATCCAAAGGACTTTACATTTATTTGTCCTACTGAGATTCACAACTTTAACAAAATCAATCCTGATCTTGCAGAAGTTATTGGAATCAGTGGGGACAATGAATATTGTAAACTTGCATGGAAAGAAAGCAATGAGTTGTTAAGTGATGTAGACCATACACTTGCAGCCGACTGCGGACTTGTTTTGTCTGACGAGTTAGGTATTGTTGACGCAGAAGAAAATGTCTGCTACAGAGCAACATACATCCTAAACCCAGACAACTACGTAGAACACGTATCAGTCAATGCACTTGATACAGGTAGAAACGTTGATGAAGTTATCAGAACTCTCGTAGCTTTACAATCTGGTGGACTCACTGGTTGTGGCTGGGAAGAAGGAGAGGACTTCGTAGGATGATTCTTTTTACCGCAGATTGGCACATCAAACTCGGACAGAAAAATGTCCCTGTAGATTGGGCTACAAACCGATACAGATTGTTTTTTGAGCAAGTGTCTGCATTGGAAAAAGAAGCTGATGTTCATATCATTGGTGGTGATTTGTTTGACAGAGTGCCATCAATGGATGAACTTGAGTTGTACTTTGAGTTTATTAGAAATGTAAGTATTCCTACGATTATTTATGACGGAAATCATGAAGCAACTCGTAAGAATAATACTTTCTTTACTTCTCTTAGACAAGTCAGTAAAGATATTAACCCGCTAGTAGATGTAGTGACTGAAACTACTTACTACGACGGGTACGCGATACTTCCATATGCAGACTTGCATAGAAAGAAGTCTATCGAAGACATTGATAGTAATGTCTTATTTACTCATGTGCGTGGAGAGATACCACCTCATGTGATGCCAGAGGTTGAATTAGAAAGATTTGATAAGTTTAAAGTTGTGTTTGCTGGAGATTTACATGCCCACGAGAATACTCAAAGGAACATTGTATATCCAGGCAGTCCTATGACTACATCATTCCACAGAAATAAAGTAAAGACAGGTGCTTTACTAATCGAAGATGACTGGTCGTGGACTTGGCATGAACTTAACTTGCCACAGCTTATCAGAAAGACTGTATCAGACCCCAACGAGATGGTACCGACTTCATTCGATCACACAATCTATGAGTTAGAAGGTGATGTTCAAGATTTGGCAATGGTTAAGAACTCCGAACTTCTTGACAAGAAAGTAGTAAAACGAGAGATAGAGGCAACTCTAAATCTTACTGCTGATATGTCTATGAGTGACGAGTTGAGTATCTATCTTCAAGAAATCTTGAAGTTAGAGGAGAACAAAACAAAGAAAATTATAGGAGTATTCAATGATTATTCTGCAAAAGTTGAAGTGGGATAACTGTTTCTCCTATGGGAAAGGTAACGAAGTTGACTTGTCAGGGGCAACTCTGACACAACTCGTGGGTACTAATGGGGTTGGTAAATCATCAATCCCTTTAATACTTGAAGAGGTCTTGTTTAACAAGAATAGCAAAAATGTCAAAAAAGCAGATATTGCAAACCGTTACGTGGGCTCTGGTTATGATATTTGGCTTGACTTTACTGTTGATGCCGATAATTATACGATTGAGGTACATCGTAGGTCTACCCTAAAATGTAAACTCACGAAAAATGGCGAAGACATTAGTAGCCATACCGCGAGTAATACATATAAGACATTGGGAGAGGTCTTAGGTATCGACTTCAAAACCTTACCCAGTTGGTGTATCAGAACACAAACGCTAGTTTACAGTTCCTGACGGCAACAGATACGAACAGAAAAAAGTTTCTAATCGATCTGTTAAAGTTAGATAACTACGTTTTATTTTTTGAAACATTTAAAGAAGCAGTACGAGTAACTTCACAGGAAGTTACAAGTGTAAATGCAAAAATTGACACAATAAATAAATGGTTGGTAGACAATAAATTGGAGAGTATAGAACTACTTCCAAAGATGAATTTACCAAAAATCTCGGAAAGTGACGAGAAAACTTTGCGTCAGTTACAGTTACAAATTGAAAATATCTCCGAAAAAAATAAAAAAATAAATTTTAATAATCAACTGAAAGAATCCCTTAAACAATTTGATATCAGTCAATTGCAAAAGGACTTACAGTTGTACCCTGGTCTCAAATTAACTAATGAATTAGTAGGAGACATCGGAGGTAAAAAAGCCGAACTAACGCAGGCTAAAAAGATGGTGGCAAAATATGAGAAACTCAAAGAGTCTCCAGGCGATGCAGTATGCCCTGCTTGTGAACAAGAGATTGATCTTGAATTAGCAGTGCTAGGATACCATGCTCATAAGAACGAAGCTGATATGTTGGAGAACGACATACAGATTATGAGTGATGCGTTAACAGAGATAGAGAAAGCAAATGAAATACATAGGAAAGCAGCACAAGGAGTCAAAGATTGGGAAGACATCTTCAGGAGTATCGACAACGAACTCCCAAGTCAAATCTTTGACCGACAAGACATGGAAGAACAAGTTACGGAACTTCAGACTAAGATTCAAGAAGCTCGTAGCCAGTTGGAAGAAGTCATAACAGAAAATGAAAGGAGAGAACGTCACAACACAAGAATTGATATCATTCAAGAACAGACTACTGAATTTGAAACACAGTTGTCTGACTTGGTCGATAAACTATCGGCACTTGAAGATGAGGTATCAATCCTTGACGTACTCAAGAAAGCTTTTAGCACGAACGGATTACTCGCCTACAAGATCGAATCGCTTGTAAAAGAGTTAGAGTTACTTACTAATGAGTACCTTGCTGAGTTCAGTGATGGTAGATTTAGTATTAACTTCGTAGTGGAGAATGACAAACTAAATGTAGAAGTATCTGATAATGGTAACATTATTGATATACTCGCCTTGTCTAGTGGTGAACTAGCCCGTGTAAATATTGCAACTCTAGTTGCGATTCGAAAACTTATGACATCTATTAGTAGAAGTCAAATAAACGTTCTTTTCTTAGACGAAGTCAACCAAGCTCTTGATGAGCAAGGTAAAGAAAAGATAGTAGAGATTCTTCTCAAAGAAGAAAATCTAAATACATTCTTAGTATCTCATGGATGGACACATCCACTGCTTGAGAAGATTGAGATTGTAAAAACTGAGAATATAAGTAATTTAGTGGGATAGTATGGTAAATAGCAGACAAAAAGGTAACAGAGCAGAACTATTAGTAATTGATATGTTAGCACGGCACACACAGTTGCCGTTCCAACAAACACCAGGCTCAGGCAGTGGTAAAATCAAAGGTGACATTTATTTGATGCACCATAGTAATGTATTCTGTATCGAAGTCAAGTTCTACAAGGACGATGCTATTAGTACCAAAGTATTCACAAATAAAAGTAACAACTTTGTGCAGTGGTGGGCCAAGTTGGTAAAACAGGCTGAGGACATGAAACTCAAACCTCTTTTATTCTTCAAGGCTAACCATGCACAATTTTTTGTAGCAACAACAATCAAACCAGAACACGTAGACTATATGTATATCTCTTGGCTAGGAGCTTACGTTTGTCTCGCGGAGAAATGGTTAGAATTAGAAAATATAGGATTTACATATGGCGAAACAATTTACAGACCTTGGGAAGCTCCCCGAGAACGGGAACTTACTGATAGTTGATGGTCTAAACTTAGCATTCCGTTGGAAACACGCTAAAAAAGAATTCTTCAAAGTTGAATACGTAAGAACAGTAGAGTCACTAGCAAAATCTTACAACTGTGGTAGCATAGTTGTACTTGGGGATGGCGGTAGTGATTACAGAAAAACTATTGATCCGATGTATAAAGCAAATCGTACTGAAAGGTATGCGGATCAAACCGAAGAAGAAAAACAAGAATTTTTGAACTTTCTTGGAGAGTTTCAAGGCAGCATGGACTTATGCGCTGAGAAAGGATACTTGACAATAAAGTACAAAGGAGTAGAGGCAGACGATATAGCTGCTGTATTATGTATTAATAGAGAAGAACTTGGTATAGAAGATGTATGGCTAGTGTCATCAGATAAAGACTGGGATCTACTTGTTAATGAAAACATATCACGGTTTTCTACTGTAACAAGAAAGGAAACTACAGTTGACAACTGGGATGAACATTATGACTTTGACCCTGAATACTTTTTGACATTCAAATGTCTAACAGGGGATAAGGGAGATAATGTACCAGGTGTTAATGGAATTGGCCCAAAGCGAGCAAGCTCTTTGATAGCCGAGTATGGAGATGTATTTGATATTATGTCCACACTCCCTATACAAAGTAAGTATAAATTTATGCAAAGTCTCAATGAGTTCGGAGCAGATAACTTAGAGAAGAGTGTACAGTTGATGGATTTGACTTACGATCCTGATGCCGCAGTACTCGGGCAAAGTAATGAAATATTAAATTTAGTGGAGAATTATGTCAGTAAAAATTGATTATTCAAAAGATGCGCTTCTTGACGAGTTTGCTATTGCAACTCTAAGAGACCGTTACATGGTTGGTGATGAAACTTCACCCCAAGAGGCTTTTGCTCGTGCCGCTGAAGCGTTTGCAGATGATGATGCTCATGCGCAAAGATTGTATGATTATGTCAGCAATCTTTGGTTCATGTTTGCTACACCAGTTCTGTCAAACGGTGGTACAAAACGAGGGCTACCAATTAGCTGCTTCCTCAACTATGTTGATGATAGCAGAGAAGGTATTACAGACCACTACGTAGAGAATGCTTATCTCTCATCATTTGGTGGTGGTATTGGAGGAACTTGGAGTGATGTCCGTTCTGCAGGAACTAAGACATCAAAAGGTTCTGAAAGTACTGGTGTGATACCGTTTATTAAAGTTGTAGACGCAGAAATGCTTGCATTCTCACAGGGTGTTACCCGTAGAGGTAGTTATGCAAGTTATCTACATATAAGTCACCCCGAAGTAGAGGAGTTTTTAGATGTTCGAAAACCAACGGGTGGTGACACGAATCGTAAATCTATCAATCTTCATCACGGTGTGGTGGTTCCTGATAGTTTCATGGAGCTCATACACTCCGCTACAAAGCATCCTGATTTTGATGACGGCTGGGATCTTATCGATCCTCACTCAGGACAAGTCAAGAAGCGAGTAAGTGCGAGAGCGTTATGGGTAAAAATTCTACAAAATAGAATGGAAACTGGCGAGCCGTACATAATGTTTGAAGATGCAGTAGATGCAGGACTTCCTGACTTTCAGAAGCGTAAGGGAATGAAAATACATCATAGTAACTTATGCTCAGAAATTACACTCGCCACCGATGAAGAAAGAACGGCTGTGTGCTGTCTTTCTAGTGTCAATTTAGAATATTTTGACGAATGGAGAGAGCACTCAGCTTTCATTCCAGACTTGGTGAGAATGTTAGATAACGTACTACAATCATTTATTGATAACGCTCCTACACAGCTTGAGAAAGCTAAGTTTAGTGCAATGCGCGAAAGAAGTATTGGACTAGGAGCAATGGGATTCCACGCTTATCTTCAGAAGAACAATATACCTTTTGAAAGTGCACAAGCGACAGGAGCAAATCATACAATGTTTGAGTTTATCAAACATGAAGCAGTTGAAACAACAAGGAAGCTAGCAGTTGAAAAGGGTGCGTGTCCAGATGATGACACTTGTACAGTTAGGAACGCCCACCTACTTGCTATCGCACCCAATGCTTCCTCTAGTATCATCTGTGGTAACACAAGTCCAAGTATTGAGCCATTCAGAGCGAATGCGTTCAATCAAAAAACCAAGTCAGGTTCAAATCTACACAAGAACAAATTCTTAGAAAAAGTTCTTGATAAGTATATGATTAACAATGAAGAGACTTGGAAAAGTATAGTTGTAAACAAAGGAAGTGTACAACACTTGGAACAGTTGTCTGACTGGGAACGAATGGTGTTTAAGACAGCAGTTGAACTCAATCAGTCATGGGTAGTAGAACACGCTTCAGTAAGACAGGAATATATCTGTCAATCTCAAAGTGTGAATCTATTTTTCCCGCCTGATGTTAGCAAATTGGATTTACATAATATTCATATGCTTGCATGGGCAAAGAATTTAAAAACGTTATATTACCTAAGATCAGAGGCTATCTCTCGAGCAGATGTAGTATCTAACTTAGTTAAAAGAGAAGTAATCTTTGAACAACAAGATTGCTTAGCATGTGAGGGATAATATGTTATTAGAAGCAAGAGAATACTATAAACCTTTTAATTATCCGTGGGCTTTTGAGGCATACAAGAAGCAACAACAAATGCATTGGATGCCAGATGAAGTACCTCTTCAGGATGACATCAAGGATTATAGAGAAAAACTAAGCGATGGTGAAAGGCAACTCATAGACAATATATTTAGATTTTTCACTCAAGCGGACGTTGATGTCTGTTGTGGATATGCTAAACATTATATGCCTACGTTTAAACAGCCCGAAGTCATTATGATGCTTTCAGCTTTTGCAAGCATGGAAGCAGTACACCAAGAAGCGTATTCGCTTTTATTGGAAACACTCGGGAAAGAAGAAACAATCTACCAAGAGTTTATGGATATTCAAGAGATGGTTGAAAAACATGAGTATCTATCTGACTTCAATATGAAGACTCCACACGAGATTGCAAAGACTATTGCAGTATACAGTGGGTTTACAGAAGGAGTTCAGCTTTTTAGTAGTTTTGCGATTCTTCTTAATTATCCAAGACATAACTTAATGAAAGGTATGGGACAGATTGTAACATGGTCTATCCGTGACGAAACTCTACACGTAGAGAATATGTCAAAACTTTTCCGTGAGTTGGTCAAGGAACATCCTGAGATTTGGACAGATAAACTGAAGTATGAAATCTACTGTGCTGCTGAAAGAGTAGTAGAGCTAGAAGAGAAGTTTATTGATATCTGTTTTGATAAAGCAGAGATACCAGATCTTAATGCAGAAGATGTCAAAGTCTATATTCGATACATTGCAGGTCGAAGACTGCTTGGTCTAGGAATGAAGAACATTTTTCATGTGAAGCAGAATCCTTTGCCTTGGATTGATATGCAATTAAACGCAGTTGAGCATACCAACTTTTTTGAAAACCGTGCTACCGAGTATGCTAAGGCTAGTACACAAGGAAACTGGCAGGACATATTTAAATGACAGAAGAAGCAAAAACCATTACCGTTGATGGTGTAGTGCATCAGGTTGCCGACCTTACTGAAGAACAAGTAAGCGTAGTTGCACATATTCAATCTGCAGATGCAGAAGTACAAAGATTACAAAATCTTATTGCTATTGTGAGCACAGGTAAACAAGCCTACATCAACCAGCTAGGTAAAGAACTCAACGGAAAAACAGAAGAAAACTTTACCTCATGATAATCTTTATCGGATATGAAGAAAAGTATCCAGAGTCTTACGAAGTATGTAAGGCAAGTATCGAACGTTTTAGCGAACACCATGATATTCGTCCACTTCGTAAAAAGAATCTGGATATGTACACTAGAGAGTATCAAGGCGAATCAACTGATTTCGCCTTTACTCGCTTTTTAGTTCCTTATCTATCCGATTACAAAGGGTTATCATTATTTTGTGACGGTGACTTTCTTTGGAGGTCAAACCCCAGCGAGTTGTCAAAGTACATAGCTATGTTTATGACAGTCTCAGTGGTAAAACACCCCAAGTTAGTCACTAGCACATTTACTAAAATGGACGGCAAAACAAATCGTCCGTATCCCCGAAAGTATTGGTCATCACTAATGCTTTTCAATAATTCCGCTTGTAAAACACTTACACCAGAGTATGTGAACGAAGCCCCAGCGGGTGCGTTGCATGGCTTTGAGTGGGCAAACAAGATTGGAAATATTCCCGCAACTTATAATCACATGATCGGTTATTACAACATGCTCAACCCAAAAGCTGTTCACTTTACGGACGGTGGGCCATGGCTTGAAGATTACCGTGACCAACCTTACGCAGAAGAATGGATCAATTTACACGAATCACTAAACTCTTAGAAAACAAAACTGTTTGTCTTGTAGGCAACAGCGTTGAAATGCTTGACCATGATAACGCAGAATACATAGATGGACATGATGTTGTAATACGTTTGGGCCGAGGTATTCCGCATAAACATACCGAGCATATTGGTAAAAAGATGGATATATGGGCAACGGGATTTCTAAGACACGGTACTTGGAAGAAGTTTCCTGAAAGTTGGAAAGATACTCCTGTGTTATTGAACCGTACCCGTATGAATCTGAACTCAGCAAGATCGCTTGATATAGAGTTACCACATTGTACAATGTTCTCAGATGATGAGCTTTTGGAAGTTTACGAAGAGTTTGGGTATGTGAATAATGAACTTCTTGGCAGACCTTCGAACGGTTTTATCGTATTACTCTGGTTGATTCGTAAAGCATGGGTTTGGAATAAATTAACGCTGATTGGATTTGATTTCTTTAGTAAGCAAGCCCCGTTTCAAGTAGGGCAACAAAATCCGTACAGTTGGCATTTGCCTAAAAATACCACAGATACAATTCCTCATAACGTAGCAATTGAAAAAGAGTTTGTACTTGAATTAGCTAATGAAGGTATTATTCATTGGGAAATCCTTTCGGATCTTGAGGACGAAGTCTTAGAGTTCTAAGTATTTTTCCAGTGATGAATGGTTGTTTCATGGGTGTTGAAATTTTTCCGAACTTTATTGATATGCCAACCTAACATATCAAACCACGGCATAAACATATAATTATGAACCACCTTTGACTGCTCGGTAGCTTCTTTCTGCAGATCAAAGTAGAGTTTCCTTTCTTTTCTCCACCAACCAAACATAAAACGGATTCTCATAATCCAATGAATTAGTTGCCAACCTCTACCTTCCATACCATAGAAAACTCTTATTCTAGCAAGCTCTCCTACTGCATCAGTTGGATAGCCAGTTACAACATGAAGGAAGTCGTGAGTATCGGAGATAAAAGCACTGAAAGCTTTCTCTACTGATTTTGTACTACTCTCGGGATAATAATTTTTTATTTTCTCTACCCCGTAGTGTTTATGAAATGCTAGATATAGCGTTGCGAAAGTATTTGGGTCAGAGTGCATATATTTATATACATAATGGGTTATTCTATCTCCATTGATGTATCTTTTACCTACCTCTGTTTTTGCCCATAGCTCAACAGTATTATCTAAAGACTTACCGTTTGTAGCTACTATAAACTTAGCTGGAGTATCTATACCTCCGCCTTGTTTAAAGAAAATCATGTCTTTCAGTAGTTTAAACATCAGACTTTTCCTAGTAGATACCCCGCTTTGACTACTGCAGCTAAATGCTTCTTCTGTTTTGCGGCCTTAATTAGTATTTGTTCATTATAACCTTGCTTACGGATAGATAGAGGAACTTCATCAATTACACTTGACCAACAATCCCAAGGCACTGCCATACTCCAAAGAGTAGGTATATCTTCATAAGATGTAACTAACTCTTGAACTGGTACAGAGATAGAAAAACTTTTTCTCATCATAACATTATGATTAATACAATCTTTTGCTCCAATTGCTTCTATCTTAATTAACTTGTCTACTTTGCCGTCGAAGTATAAAGGCATCCAGCCCCATTCATAGGCCGAGCGAATTCTAGGAATAAATGTAGTATCTCTTGTAGAAAGAAGATACGAGTCTTTATCTGTTTGCTCAGGATATCTTTTTGCCTTACCATCAGGAAACCACAATCTCTGATCGTGCATTATCTCTTTAAACTTAACCCAATTTAACATCATAAAATATGGGTCAACGTTTTCAGCATTGTATTCCTCTATTCCAATAATGTTATAGTAGTTTCCGTAAGTAGGGTGTTTTGCATATTTAAACTCTCGTGCAAAATATGCAACTTTATTCCCCATTTGTGCTACCGTAGGCACATCTCTTGCTAAGTCTCCTGTAAAGATTCGACAACCAGCTACAGTTACAATAACTCGTTCTATAGGCAGTCCTTTAGGTTGCTTATCCTTCCAGTGTTCTTTAAACTGATTTATAACACGAGATAGCCTATTAGACTTTTCTCCTTTGAGGTTAAATGGAGTTTGATAAATATATAACTCTCTAAAGCTTTTAAGAGCCCATTGTAGTTCTGCTTCTAAGTCGTCTCGAATCGTTGGTCTAACAAAAATATGCACACGATAATTATCCGACTTCTTCAAAAGAGAAGCCAGCGTATAGTCTAGTCCGTAGTGTTCTGCTAATATAATTATATCTATCATGTTTTAAATGTCATTTCCCAAAAGTTATCGAAATACCTTTGTACTCTATCTTCTGCATCAGGATCGAACGGAAAAACTATACCAGCTCTAGGGCTAGAAAGTATTTTCTTTAATGCGAGAGTAGAAGATTTTTGTCCTTGTATTGCATGATATATAGATTCATACGTCAAGTGATTCTTCTCTCTTGCAGTTCGTGGGATAGCAAAAGAATGTATTTTCTTTCCTAATAATAATCCTGTCATTCCCATTTCACTGTTTGGGCAGAAAGCAAGCTCTTTACAGGCTGCTAAAATTTCATGTCCGCCCGACATTTTATTTAAAACTTTATCTTTACCAAATCTATGTTTCATTTTGGCTATAAAAACGTGTGCAGTAATTGGATGCGGTTTGATTACAAATCCATCCTCTACTAATTCACCTAATCGTTTCCAATTAATAATGTTTTTACTTAATAAGTTACTACCTGGAGGAAAAGCTACTTTATCGTAAGTTTCTTCCATACCTCCTAGTGTGTACTTATCACTAAGTCCTGCCGTTATTCTGGCAATTCTATCTTCATCGACTTTTTGTTCTGGATCGGCTACTATATTATCTAATAGTCTATCATTTATCTTTACCGTATTTACTCGAAGATAAATTCCTTGTCCTATAAAATCTGTATATAGCCAAGTCCTAATTGTATTTAGTTCATTAGTATTATACCAAATATCATACTCTACATCTAGACCTTTATACTTTTTGGGAAGAACTCGTCTTTGAAATTCTAATAAAGTATTTAGTCGGTCTTGCGGTGGCATACTGCTACCGGACTTCATAAAGTGAGTTGGTATATCTCCTAGCTCTTCGTTTTTAGATAGAGCTTTAAGCTTTCCCATTTCTTAATTCCTTGGTCAATTTATGAACCTGTGTTTCTAGTGCTTTAATTCTATCTTGGTTATGCTCTAGTGTATCAAATAGTGCAGATAGTATTTGCTCTAATTTATCGTTTACGAACTCTGCCGTAATTCCTTCGTCATTATTCCTAATTTTTGACATTTTAACTCCATTGGTTACCATCCCAGAAGGAAGCACCGTAGTCCTCACCACTCGACACTTCTGTGTCAAAAATCGTTCCTGCCTGAGAGGCTGTTATTCTTTCAAATATCTGAGTTCCTGTTGCGGTTGCAATAGTCGTCAGATGATCCGTTGTTATCGTTGTATCTGTAACTCTAGTTGTGCCGAATGTAGATGTTGTCGATCTAGTTGTAGCATATACTGAGCCTGTTGCATTAGTGGTTTCAAATGTGGTCGTAGTATCTCTATCAGTATTGAAGGTAGATGTTGTAGACCTACTTGTAGCCGTTGCTCTACTACTTGCTGTAGTAGTATTTGTATTGAATACTGTATCTGTGCCTCTGCTTGTACCAGTTGCTCTACTACTTGCTGTAGTAGTTGTAGTATTAAATACTGTAGAAGTAGACTTACTTGTGCCAGTTGCTCTACTACTTGCTGTAGTTGTATTAGTATTGTAAACAGTAGTTGTAGATTTACTTGTACCTGTTTGTCTGCTTGTACCTGTTGTAGTATTCGTATTGAATACAGTATCAGTTCCTCTAGTTGTTTGAGTCTGTCTGCTACTTGCTGTAGTTGTATTTGTATTAAATACAGTATCAGTCGCTCTAGTTGTAGCTGTCGCTCTAGTTGTAAGAGTACCTAATGTTGTAGCGTAAGTTGTGGTAGTCTCAAAGTTTGTAGAAGTTTGTCTACTACTTGAAGTAGACTTACTTGTATCAAATGTAGTTGTTGTACCAAATGCTGTTGTAGTTGCTCTACTACTTGCTGTAGACTTCGTAGTATTATAGCTAGTAGTGGTGTCAAAGTTTGTAGAAGTATCTCTACTACTTGCAGTGGTAGTATTTGTATTAAATGTTGTTGTAGTACCAAATGCAGTTGTAGTTGCTCTACTTGTACCTGTAGCTCTAGTTGTATTATAACTAGTTGTAGTATCGAAGTTTGTAGCAGTACTGTGACTTGTTGCAGTAGATTTTGTAGTATTAAAGCTTGTTACTGTTGATCTACTTGTAGATGTTGCTCTACTACTTGCTCTTGAAGTCTCATAAGTAGTTTCATATGTTGTAGTTCTATTCGTATTTGTATTGAAACTTGTAATTACAGCTACATTATCAGTCAGCCTACTTGTATTCGTATTGTACGAAGTTGTAGCAGCATATTGTGTAAGTCTGCTAGTATTTGTGTTAAATGTAGTAATCGCTGCTACATCATCAGTTACCCTGCTAGTATTTGTACTGTAGTTTGTACTTACAATAACTTCATCGGTTACTCTGCTAGTATTTGTAGAATAGGTAGTGTTTACGATTACATCGTCAGTAACCCTACTTGTAATATTAGTAAAGGAAGTAATAAATGAAGTATTTGTACCTCGAGTTGTAGCATTTGTAAAGCTGGTATTGTACGAAGTATTCGTATTTTGTGAAGTAGTATAGTTTGTACTTACAATCACACCATCAGTAGTTCTACTTGTAATATTAGTAAAGGAAGTAGTATACGAAGTATTAGTATTTCTACTTGTTGCTCTATTTGTAATTACAATTACTTCATCAGTAGTTCTACTTGTAATATTTGTAAAGCTAGTAGTGTAAGAAGTGTTAGTATTCCTACTTGTAGCTCTACTTGTAATTACAATCACACCGTCAGTAGTTCTACTTGTAATATTAGTAAATGAAGTGATAAACGAAGTATTCGTATTATAGTTTGTATTTCTAGTTGTACTTACAATTACACTATCAGTTACATTTGTAAATGAAGTATTCGTACTTACAATCGCACTTGTATTTGATCCTCTACTTGTACCTGATCCGTATGAAGTACTTACAATAGCACTCGTATTTGTATTTCTACTTGTACCTGAACCATAAGCGGTACTTGCAATGAAGCTAGTATTTGTGTTGTTTGTAAATGCAGTATTAGTACTTACAATTGCTGTAGTATTTGTATTTCTAGTTGTAGAAGTATTGTACGCAGTTGCAAACGAAGTATTTGTATTATTTGTAAATCCAGTATTAGTACTTACAATTGCTGTTGTATTTGTATTTCTGGTTGTAGAAGTATTATATGCGGTACTTACGATTGCACTTGTGTTTGTATTTCTAGTTGTAGAAGTATTATACGCAGTATTTGCAGTACCACTTGTATTCGTGTTCCTCGTCGTGTTATAGTTGGTAGAATACGAAGTGTTAGTGTTTCTAGTTGTGCTTCTTGTAGTATTATACGAAGTGTTTACAGCAGCTAATGCAGTATTATTAGATGTAATAATAATTGCAACAATACCTGTTAGATAACTTGTATAATTAGAAGTATTTGTAATAATAGCAACTGGGCCTGAACCTTCCGGGCCTGCATACATAGTGATCACCTGGTATGCGGTGAGTCTGGTAGTATTATATGCATTTACAATAGTTGCAAAACCTGTGGTTGTACTTCTGGAAGTATTTGTACTTCTTGAAGTTCCATATGCTGTATTGAAACTTGTACTTACAATTACACCATCTGTAGTTCTTGAAGTTGCATAAGAAGTACCTACGATATATGAAGTATTTGAACTTCTAGTTGTGCCAGAGCCGTATGATGTACTTGCAATGTAAGTTGTATTTGTATTTCTACTTGTACCTGAGCCATATGCTGTACTTGCAATAAAGCTGGTATTAGTATTATTTGTAGCGCCTGTGTTTGTACTTACAATTACATCATCAGTAGTTCTACTTGTACCAGAACCATACGAAGTACTTGCAATAAAGCTAGTATTTGTATTGTTAGTAGCACCTGTATTTGTACTTACAATTGCTGTAGTATTTGTATTTCTACTTGTACTTGTATTATACGCTGTATTTACAATGTAAGTTGTGTTCGTATTTCTAGTTGTAGAAGTATTATACGCAGTATTCGCAATAAAGCTAGTATTTGTATTGTTAGTAGCAGTCGTATTTGTACTAAATGAAGTATTTGTATTGTACGAAGTACTTCTACTTGTAATTACGATTACATTGTCAGTAGTCCTAGCAGTATTTGTATTGAAGCTAGTAATATACGAAGTATTTGTGTTAACATTTGTATTATACCCAGTACTTACAATTACACTGTCTGTTACTCTAGCAGTATTTGTATTGAAGCTAGTAATATATGAAGTGTTAGTATTAATAGCAGTATTATATCCAGTACTTACAATTACACTATCTGTTACTCTAGCTGTATTTGTATTATAGCTAGTAATAAATGAAGTATTAGTGTTTCTATTCGTAGTAAATGATGTGATTACAGTTACACCATCTGTTACTTTAGAAGTATTAGTGTTGTAAGAAGTATTTACAATTACGTTATCAGTAGTTCTAGCTGTATTTGTATTGAAGCTAGTAGTATAAGAAGTATTTGTACCTCTTGTAGTATTATTTGTAAAGCTAGTATTGTACGAAGTATTAGTGTTTCTATTCGTAGTATTTGTAAAACTTGTGTTATATGAAGTATTCGTACTTCTTGTAGTGTTTACAATAAACTGAGTATTATTGGAAGTATTCGTACTTCTAGTTGTACTTGCTATAAACTGTGTGTTAAACGATGTATTTGTACTTCTACTTGTAATATTCGTAAAGCCAGTACTCCTACTTGTTTCAATCGTAGTATCATATGCAGTGGTATAAGTAGTAGTTGTATTGTACGTAGTCGTTGTAGACTTACTTGTAATATAAGTAGTCGTTGTAGTAAACTCAGTAACTGTATTAAATACTGTAGTTGTAGTCTTACTGGTAGTGAACGTCGTAGTAGTAGTATACTCTGTAGTTGTTGACCTACTTGTTTGAGTAGTTCTACTTGTAAGGTACGTCGTCGTTGTTGTAAAATTAGTCGTAGTGTTAAATACAGTATTTGTAGTCCTACTAGTAATAAACGTTGTAGTTGTTGTAAAGTTTGTAGTAGTACTACGGCTAGTCTGTGTAGTCCTTGTGGTCGCATAGACCGTAGTAGTATTAAAAGTAGTAAGAGTATTGAATACTGTAGTTGTCTGCCTAGTAGTATTAAACGTAGTTGTAGTTGTGTACGTTGTATTACTATTAAAGGTAGTAGTGGTTTCCCTCGTCGTGTTATACGTGGTTGTAGTTGTAAAGTTAGTAGTTGTACTGAACTGTGTAGTTGTATTTAAATTAGTCTCATACGTAGTAGTTGTAGTATACGCTGTGACTGTATTAAATAGTGTGGTTGTAGACTTACTTGTTTCATAAGTCGTAGTTGTTGTAAAATTAGTTGTAGTATTATACAACGTAGTTGTAGACTTAGTTGTTTCATAAGTCGTAGTTGTAGTAAACGCTGTAACGGTATTAAATAGAGTTGTCGTACTTAAATTAGTCTCATACGTTGTAGTTGTAGTAAACTGCGTAGTTGTATTAAACTGAGTAGTGGTTGCTCGAGTTGTAGCAAAAGTACTCGTAGTTGTACGAGTTGTATTAAAAGTAGTTGTAGTACCTACAGACGTATTAAAAGTAGTTGTAGTATCTCTAGTAGTATCGTAGGCAGTAGTTGTTGCGAAAGCAGTTTCTTGTGTGCCTGAGATAAAAGTGGTTTGAGTATTAGTTGACCTTATAGTTCCATGCACAGCAGAAAACGGCCCCTCAAGGTTGCCGTAATCATTTACATAGACTTCGTTGACACGTCTTATAGTACCGTTATCGTTTACTGCTAGAAAACGTAACTGTCTTAAAGTGCCACCATCGTTGACATATATGGCCATCTACTTCTCCTTAAGTTGAATAGACGTACCAGACGTGCCCGCTAGATGTTGATCCTACTCCTGTTGGTGCTGTGGTAGTGATTGTGTATGGCAATCTAGCTGCTGCTACAGAGCCACTTGTAATCTTACCTGCCGCAATATCAAGGTTGGATACACTTCTGTTAGCACTGATAACCTCAGTACCGTCAACACTCAATCCTGCGTCTTCTACGTTGAATTGTAATTTAGTTCCCATTATTATACCTCTATAGTAGTTCTTATAGCTTTATAAGTCATACTATCTGTTGAAGCAGGTGTCACGCGGAGTCTTACATTACCTCCACTGATATCTGCGTCAAAAGTTGCTTGCGCTCCATTATCAAAAATGGACGCGTATTGTGTTAAATAAACTGTAGTGCCATCATGGAAAAGTAAGATTTCCAATGCCTGATAGTCTGAATCAGTTGTATTTTTTATCGAAACGACATACTTAGCAACTCTAAATGTTGAGCTACTAAATGAGTCTAAAGTAAATGTAGTTGTAGCTGAACTTGTGCCTGTGGCGACATCGAAGCCAGCAACCTCATCGATAGATAGTTTTTGTGGTGGATTAGTATCTTGTAATCCAATATTACCGCCAGTAACTAAAGCATTTGTACTTACATTGCCACTAAAGGTAACAGTGCCTGACATTGTCTTACCAGCGAGTGCTGCACTACTAAGTTGTGTGGTTGTGATAGCATTATTTGCAATCTCACTTGCCCCAACGGCGTTTTCTGCAATCTCACTTGAGCCAACAGCGTTACCTGCTATCTTAGCTGCTGTTACTGCATTATTTGCTAATTTAGCTGTAGTTACTACAACACTAGCTAAGTGAAGAGTGTCAATACTGCCTGTAGCTATCTCTGAACTATCAATTGAGTTTGCTGAAATTTTTGAACCATTAACAGCGTTGTTTGCTAATTTTGCATTAGTTACAACACCACTATCTAAATGTATGCTGTCGATACTTCCACTTACAAGCTCTGCACTATCTACTGAGTTTGCAGCTAAGCTATCAGCATTTACTGCTCCTGTAGCAATATGTCTATTGAGAACTGCATCACTTACTATTTTAGTAGAATTAATATTATTATCAGCAATGTTTGCTGCTAAAATTGTATTACCTGCAATTTGGTCTGAAGTAATTTGGTTGTCATCAATGTGTCGAGTTAAAATGCTATTTGAAGCAATCTTTGTACCATCAATAGCGTTGTCTGCTACGTTTCCAGTAGCAATAGTGTTTGCAGCAATCTCTGCTGTTGTTACACTACCCGCAACAATCTTACTTGCATTTACTGTATTGTTTGCAATTGCACTTGCTGTACCTGTAAGGTTTCCTGTTACGTTACCTTCTACATTTCCAACAAGCGTGCCTACTGCATAACCCGTACCAGTAGTATCTACTGTAGTGGTAGGAGCTGTTTGTAGGTCTTTGAATAATTTCCATTTTCCTGAATCAGAAGCATCTCTGAAAAGACCAGAGTATAAGTCTTGTGACCCAGAGGTATCGTATAGTCCGTATACCCCGATATCAACCGCGTCTGAACTATTGTTACTATCTGCTAACAATATCAAACCATCGCCGGTTGTAATTGTACTTGATGAAGCAGTAAATTGTGTACCTGAAATTGTTACATTTCCAGAGAAAGTCACATTTCCTGTCATCGTCTGTCCAGAAAGCGCACCACTTGCTAACTCACTAGAACTTACTGCGTTTGCTGCAATCTTTGTTGAGTTGATTGCATTGTCTTGAATCTTTGCTGTTGCAACTGAGTTACCAGCCAACTGTGCTGTGTTAATGAGTCCGTCAGCAATCATAGCCACATTGTCAATGGCATTATCTGCGACTTTCGCATTTGTAACCGCGTCATCCGCAATTTTAGCAGTGCCTACCACACCGTTGAAAATGTGTCTTGCTAAGATAGAATCGGAAGCTATCTTAGAACTGTCAATATTGTTATCAGCAATATTTCCTGTTAAAATTGTATTCGCCGCTATTTGATCGCTTGTGATTTGGTTATCGTCTATATGTCTTGTTAAAATACTATTTGATGCGATCTTTGCACTTGTTACATTGTTGTCTGCAATATGGATAGTGTCTACACTTCCACTTACTAATTCTGAAGAATCTACAGAGTTAGCAGCAATCTTTGCACTTGTTACAGAGTTAGCTCCTAGCTTAGCACCTGTTACATTACCGTCTGTAATTTTTGCAGTAGTAACAGCTGTGTTTGCTAATTTTGCAGTAGTTACTTGCTGATTTCCTATATGAATAGTATCAATACTTCCAGTAACTAACTCACTAGAGTCTACTGTGTTTTCTGCAAGTTTTGCACCTGTAACAGCATTATCTGCTAGTTCACTTGCTGTAACTGATCCTGCTATAATCTTTGTTGCATTTACAGAGTTTACTGCAAGTTTTGCTAGTGTTACCTGTGCTGCTGCAATATGGATGGTATCAATGCTTCCTGATACTAACTCACTTGAATCTACTGAGTTTTCTGCAATAGCAGCTGCATCAATTGAATTATCCGCTACTGAAGTTACTGCAGTACCTTGAATGTGAGTACTTTGAATACTATTCGTTGCAATTTCTGAGCTAGTAATTGCATTTACTGCTATTTCAGAAGTGCTAATAGCATTTGCTGCCACCTTAGTAGCAGTAACGGAGTTCCCAGCAATTGCTTCTTCTTGTACGAGTACCTTACCTATTAATGGCATTATGTTTGCTCCAGATACGAGAGAACTACGTCCATCGAACTTGCCGTATTACTTTGTACTTTTATGGCATCACCCGCTTCTAATACGACTTTTGCGTCCCCACCTATTGGTGCAAGAGTAGATTGCCCAGGAATCTCTACAAGGTGTACGATTCCCACGTGCGCGTTTGCGCTAGAGTCATAAAACTCCACTGTTGCTTCTATTTGAGCCCCTGCTTGATTACACAGATACAAACCAATGATTGTAACTGTGGTATTAGAAGGGCAAGTATATATTGTAGTTAAACTTGTCCCTACACTAGCTGAGGTTGCTGATTTAAATGCTGATGCCATAATCTTATCCTAGTGCTATACTAAAAGCTAATGCATCTCCCTCTGTGATTTGCGCGTCGCCGGTGTCGACGTGAGATGCTACAATAACTACTGTTCCATCTGCTTTTTTAGTATAGATTTTTTGATCGGTTGGATTCATGGCAATCTCGTGGACTGCCAGATCACTAGCGGATGGAACGCTACTTGCGGTTTCCGATCTCTTTGGCTTAATAATTTGTGCCATTAGAACGTGCCTCCATCCAGAGTGTTAGACCAAGTGACAGTTGAACCACTACCAACTTGTAAAATTTGTCCTACACTGTTTGTTGAATCATATGTACCGATAGCAAGTCTGCTATATCCTCCATTGGCACCATTAGCACCAAAGAGCAAGTCTCCATTTGCAGTAGAAGAGATACCTTTTAAACTTAAAGTATCTGAGCCAATTGCTAATGTTTTGCTGTCTACATTTACTGAAAGAGTATTACCAGACTTGGATAAACCATTTCCAGCAGTAACACTACCCGCTCCTGAGAACTGTGTAAATGTTAGAGTACTTGTACCAAGAGTTGCTCCGCCTGTAATACTAGAAAGTACGAAACCAGCGTCTGCATTTGAACCTTCTTCAACGAAAGTAAACATACCACCAGTAACTTCTGCATTAGTATCTGCGTCTGTTGCTCTTGTAAGTACTGCAGCAGTTGAACCATCACCAACTGTAGTTACGGAGTAAATACCGTTTTGAACTGCACTTGTCTGACTTTTAATGAGTACTCTATCTCCAGATGAGAGAGTAGTACTGTCGATGCTAATTGCACCGTTTGAGTCTGCTGTAAGAGTACCTGCTGAGTTGTCATATGTTGAATCAAAATTAGCTTCTGATGCTACTCTTACTGAATCTTTTACGTCAAGAGATTGCTTGACTGAATCGACGTAACCTTTTGTAGCTGCGTCAGTTGTTTGGGTTGGAGTAGCAGCATTAGTAATTCTGTTACCACCCATGTTCACAGTTTGTGAACCTGCAACTGTAAGACCTCCGTCAAAGTCTGCTGACTGAGCAAAGGTTGCAGTACCTGTTACAGTTATTGCGTCTCCAGAAGCGTCACCTAAAGTAACCGCTCCATTAAGAGTTGTAGCGCCATCTACATTTAATGTAGAATCAAGATCCGCCGCTCCTTGAATATTAGCAGTACCTTTGACAACTGTATTACCAGTGCCTGAAGCTACTGTAAATTTGTCTGTGCCAACGAGGAAGTTACCACTAGTAACATTAATTGTTGCTGTGTCCATATCCTTGCCAACTACAACTTTCTCTGCTGAGTTTGTAGTTACAAATTTAAGATATGAAGTTCCGCCTTCGTTGAAATCAATCGCTGCCGCATTATTATCGGGCATTGTGATTGAATTGCCTTGATTAGATAAATTAATTGTACCACCATGACTCAATATAAGAGTACCTGATGGATGAATTGCTAAATTACCTGTCGATGTTGATATAGTGTTAGTGCTTCCAGTAACAACTATATTACCTGTTTTTAATTGGTCAATCTTACTATCACTATCAACAATAACTGCTGAGCTGGCTGCTAAAGTACCAGCAGTGTGATCCAACATTTCAACGTACAGAGCACCACCGATTGCTGTTACAGCACTAGAGGAAGGGTGACCAATAAATAGCTTATTACTATTCGAAGAGTATGCTAACTCACCAGCACCAAGTGAACCCGGTGCGGAAGTGCTATTACTTCGTTTAATTTTAATTACTTGTGCCATTATTTTTCCCTAAACGAGCTTAAAAGCTCCCTGCGTCTATCGTATCCGAATCCGCTGAGTCGTTGCCGATCATTATCGGAACAAAACTAAAAGTTCCAGACGATGTCTCTCGATAGATCTTTAACTGATTATCATCAGTATCATAAAATAAGTCTCCCTCTGCCAGATTTGTAGTATCTGCCGCTGGGGCTGAGGTTTGTACGAACATTTGATCTGCTAATTGTAAAAGAGCATCTTCAACAGTGTTCGCACTAGCAATTGTTCTCGCCGCGTTTTCAAATGAAATACCGCTGGCGTCACTTGCTGCTCCTGCAATTGCACTAGAAATAGTAAGTGTAGTTACATTAGTAGTTGCATTTACAGAAGTATTTTGTGGGGTGATTGTAAGTTTAGTTGCCATTATCTTGTAACTTCTGGAGTCACACGAGCAACCCCCTGGAGTAGTCTTGTAACAGTACTTGTACTTGTATTGACTAACTCTAAATCATAATAGTATTTTCCTGAAGTAATACCAGCTGTAACTGAGTTACTCAGAGACATTTTTATTCTTCCCTGAGACGTGTTGGTAATAACACAGGTAAATGTAGCGGATAGCGTACTTGATGTAGGTGTGGGACGTAACTGAGCCCTCGCACTATGCGTAGCTAGATTTTGAGGGGTGTCGTCGTCCTTGACCTGAACTTCTATTGCAAAGTCCGACCCCTGATCAATAACGATGTCATATGTTCCTGCTGCCATTTGATTCTATACTCCTATTTGTAAATTATAGCAAAAATCATAGGTCATGTCAAGAATTAAATTTGGAACCTCGGTAATTTGATACTGTTGTAGCTCGGGTATACCGATTCTCAGAAACATGACCAAAAATTTATGGTGCTAAATTTTTTATACTACTTATTCTGGGACGTCGTAGGAAGCTTTTTCTAAAGAAGAACCTTCTGCCATTTCTACGGGGGTTGAATAACCAAGTTGTGACATTGTGGATTTTACATAAGGAGCGCCTGCTTGAGTAGTATCAATTCTTGTAGCGTTAGTGCCAGCATAGTTACTGTAATTATTTTGTATCCAGTCTCTTTGACCTACTGCCATTTCTGTAAAGTATCCTTGATTTCTATAAGTAGGATTTGTATACATCCAAATTATACTAGCTCTGGTTGTATTTGCAAGTAGCTCATTTCTTTGTGCTTCTGTCATTTCTCCGCTATACGAAGCTTGTCCAGGTAGTTCTGCAAGTTGCGCACAGACTATAACATCATCCGTTTTGTGAACACCTATTGAAACTGCAAGCTCTGCTGCTTTACAATAGCCTAAAAAATCTGTTAGACTTTTACCATTCCATTCTGCTACTGTTTTTAATTCTGAAGTTACAGGGACGCCACATTTTAATCGTGTAGTTGTAAATCTTTGTATTTTTAATTTGCTACTCATTCTTTAGGAAACCTCTCTTTTATATTCTTCCACGATGATAACTGAATTAAATCATCGTCTCTCAAGTCATCTAACGTTAACGTGCCGTTCTCTAATAATTTATCTAATATGGAACTTAATAGTCCATAAACCATGTCCCATCTATCTCCTTCAAATAGATTCTCGTATGCGTATTGGCGTTTAATTTCCCAACTTTTATTTTCTATATCTTGGGATTTCATTTTTCCTTTCATTTTTCCTCCTTAAGTGTTAATTGTTGCTGTTACTGTGCTATGAGCATAAGTACCAGTCTGACTTACACCCGTTGTTCTATCTAGGACTATTTGCGAATCTGTTCTATCAGTGAATCCCACTGCTAAATTAGCATCATTTTTTCTTAAATTGCCGAGAAAGTATTCTACCCACAGCCATAAATGTCCAGTTCCTATAGTTTTTGCCGCATCCGGTACAACAATTTCCCAATCACCTATCTCTAAGTTGTTAGTAGTGTTTGAAGTATTTCCCTGGAGTGCAGTATTATCGTAGATTTGAGTCCAACCAATAAACCCATTTGAAACCTCAGAATAGGTAGTTGCACTACTA